GTCGACAACTGAACATCCAATCGGCCGCCCGGTCGTCTACACGCCCGGGGGCCTGCGGCCCGACGCTGACGGTCGTCTAAACGGCAGTCGCTCGGCTGCGACTCGTGTTTTCACGCGAAACACGGGATCGCCCGGCGGTTGCCTTTCTTCTTGCGCCCCAGTGGCGATCCCCACGCGGCTCCAACAGGAGGGATCGCCCATGACCCCCGAGGAATTCAAGCGGCTGCAAGACGAGCGAGGGAAGCTCACCAAGCAGATCAAGGACGTCGCCGACCGCCAGGACAAGTGGACGGCCGAGGACGAGGAGCGGTGGAAAACGCTGAACAAGGCCTATGACGAGGTCCTGGCCAAGCTTGAGGCCGGCAAAGCCGAGCTGGACGCCCTGGAGGCCCGCCAGCAGGCCGTCGCCCAGCGCATGGAGCAGATCGGCCAGCATGCCGACGCGTTCCAGCTTCCGCAGAACAGCGGGGGCGGCGGGCAGCGACGAATCGGCCACGATGGGGCCACGCTGGACAGTCCGCCGGCCCACGACTTCGCCGGCCAGCAGGTCCGGCGTGAAGCCCAGTTTGCCTTGGCCCTTCAGGGCTGGGCACTGAACGGCAGCCGGTACAACGGCGAAATCCGGGACGAGCACCGGCAGGCCGCTCAGACGCTGGGGATCGACCTGGCGGCCAACTGCTTCGATCTGCGGCTGGCCAACACGGGCGACTTCCGCGCCTTGCAGCGCCGCAGCCGGTTGCCGCAAAACGCCTTGAGCACCTTCGATGGCCCGGTCGGCGGCTTCACCGTTCCCGAGACATTCATTTCGCGGCTGGAAATGGCCATGCTCGCCTTCGGCGGGATGCTACGCGTCTCCGAGGTGATCCGCACCGGCACTGGCGAGGTGATGAAGTGGCCCACCTTCGACGACACCGGCCAGACCGGCGTGCAGATCGGCGAGGCCGAGGGCACCAGCGCGGGGACCGATCCGACGATCGGGCAGACGAGCTGGAACGCCTACATCTTCAGCAGCCGCTCGCTGCTGGTCAGCTACCAGCTCCTCCGCGACTCGGCGTTCAATCTCGCCGCCGTGATTGCCGATATGCTGGGTGAGCGCCTGGGGCGAATCCAGAACACCCGCTTTACTACGGGCACGGGCGCGGCGACGGCCTACGGCATTGTGACCCGCGCCACCGCGGGCGTCACCGCCGCCAGCGCCACGGCGATCGCCTACGACGAGCTGATTGACCTGGAACACTCGATCGACCCGAGCCGGCGAAACATGCCGGGCGTGGGCTATATGTTCCACGACAACGTGCTTCTGGCCTTGCGTAAGGTCAAGGACGGCGAGGGCCGGTACCTGTGGCAGGCCGGCGCCAACTCGGGCGCGCCGGACACGCTCAACGCCCGGCCCTACACGGTCAACCAGGACATGGCCAGCTCGATCGCCGCCTCGGCCGTGACCATCCTGTTCGGCCAGCTGTCCATGTACAAGATCCGCCAGGTGGGCACGGTCCGCCTCTACCGCCTGACGGAGAAGTACCGCGACAGCAGCGACCAGGACGCATTCGTCGCGTTCGTCGAGGCCGACGGCAACCTGTTGGATCCGGGCGACAACCCGGTCAAGAAGTTGACCCAGGCGGCTGCGTAACCGCCCGGACCACGACAAGATTCTGACCACGGAGTGTGCGATGAGCGCCAAACAAACCACCCGGCGGATCAAGCTCAGCAGTGCCCGGGCCGGCCACGTGCTGGACGACGAGGGCAACTGCGTGGGTGCGTTCTCCAACGCGGCAGGCGACGTGATCGAGGTCCCCGCGGCGGAAGCCGAGCGGATGATCACCCGCGGCCTGGCCACGCCGGTCAACGACTGAAAAAGGAGTCCAACCGATGGGAAGCGGAAACTTTCTTTCCGACGAGGTCAAGATCACCAAGGTCGCCGATGCCCAGACGGCCGGCACCGACACCGTCAACGGTACGGGCGTCGACATGGCAGGTTGGGACGGCGTGATCGCGGCTAACAATGCCCTGCACGCCGAACAGTCGAGCGACGACGGCGACAGCGACAGCTACACCGATCTGGAGGGTTCGGAGGTCGACGTCGGCTCCAGCGACGAGGACCAGTGGGTGGACGTGCTCTGTCCGCAAGAGCGTTATGTCCGGCCGTCGGCCCTGCGCGGCACGTCGAGCACGCTCGGCGACATCTGGGCGATCCAGTACCGCGGTCGATCGGTTGCCGCCGACAACGTCACGGCCGGCACGATCAACGGCAAGCAAGTCTACCACCCCGATGAGGGCACGAAGTAACTTCGCTGCCTCGCATCCGTTCCTTGAGTGGATAGGCCCCGGGCGCGGCTCGCCACCTTGCCGCGCCCGGGGCTGCAACCAACGGAGTAAGACAAGTGACCTACCAACCCAACGTCTACCGCGAACAGGGCGGCGACAAGATGATCGTCGCCAACGGCGGCGAGCTGGAGCTGCAAAGCGGCGCCACGCTCGACGTGCAGGCCGGGTGCAGCTTTGACTGCAACGGAACCTTCAAGCTCCACGGCCTGGAGATCCCCAGCGGCTTCGCCAACGTCTACTACGTCGACGGCCAGAACGGCGACGACGACAACGACGGCCTCACGATGGCCACGGCCAAGAAGACCTACGCCGCGGCCAGGACGCTCTCGAACGCCACGATCGACTGGGGCGCCACACCCAAGCGCTACAACGCCATCTTCGTGGCGCCGGGCGTCTACACCGAGGTCTGCCTGCCGCCGTACTACTGCTGGGTCTTCGGCATGGGGATCCTCGGCACCGATACGGCCGCCGAGTTCCACCCGGCCGCCGGAAGCGCGATCACCAATCCGGACCTCTCCGGCTCGACGATGCTGGGCACGGCGCTGGTGAACCTCCGCTTCGAGTGCGAGACGGCGGTCCCGGTCTGCAACTTCGGCATCTTCAACAACTCGATCCTGGCCGGCTGCGAGATCGTGCGCGGCATCGCCGGCCTGGCCACGATGGGGGCCGAGTTCGACAACGTGACCCACGCCCAGATCATCGGCAACCGGTTCATCAGCGGCGTGGCCGATCACCCGATCGGGCTGAGCTTCAACGGCGGTGCGGACAAGTTCCTGCACGCCAGCCGGATCGAGGGGAACCACATCTTCGCCAGCTCCAAGGGGATCACCATCGCGGCGAACTGCACGGCCTCGGGAACGATCATCAAGGACAACGTCATCGTCCGCCCCACCAAGGGGATCGAAGACCTCAGTGGCCTGACGTTCTGCATCAACAACTGGATCAGTGCGCTGACCGATGCCATCGAGCACGCCAACTCGGCGACCCGCTGCATCGGCAACCACGTGATCAACAACGCCACCGGCGCCGTGGAGGCCAGCGGGACCGACTGACAGAAGGAGGTGGGCCGTGTTCGACGCGCAAAACCACGTGGCCGTGTTCCGCTGCCAGTGCTCCGCCACACTCCCGGTAGGCCTCGCCGTTCGCTCCGGCGAGGTCCACCTGGAGCCGTTTGCGGGCATCGAGGGGTGGACGCTCGATCCGAAGCCGAATCACATCACGGTCGATTGCGCCTGTGGACGCACGTACAAGTTCCAACGCTCTCAGCCGTTGGTGCAAGAGCAAGAAGCCCCGGAGTGAGCCATGCACGCCAAGCAGTACACGGTGGCGCTGACTACCGACGCCGATGGGGACGCGACCGGCTACACACCGGCGGTGAACGGGCGGATTCTCCAGATCCGCTACGTGAAGGACGACTACGCGGCGGGCGTCGATTTCACGCTGACGCTCGAAACGAGCGGCGTCACCGTGTGGTCGCAGGAGAACGTCAACGCCTCGGCGACGGTTTGTCCGCGCCAGGCGGTCCACGGCACGGACGGCGTGGCCGGCGAATACGCCAACGGCTACCCGCGAGAGGAGCCGGTGGTGTCCGCCGACGAGCGGGTCAAGATCGTGGTCGCCAACGGCGGCGACACCAAGAGCGGCACGTTCTATGTCACGGTGGGCTGAATGTCCGAGCTGTACTGGATCCCGAACGTCACGACGCCGGCGGCTGCCGATCCGCTGGAGGCGGCCGACGTTCGCTCTCACCTGCACATCGACGGCACGGACCACGATACCGACCTGACGGCCATGATTGCGGCGGCCACGGCCTTGGCACAGGACTACCTCGGCCAGCAACTCATCAACGCCACGTTTGAGGTGATCGGCCGGCGGTTTCCGCTGGCCAGCGACCATCCCGATTACGCGATCGAGCTGCCCGTGGGTCCGATCCAGTCGATCACGTCGATCGGCTATACCGACGGAAATGGCGACGCCCAGACGGTCGACGCTGACGACTACGCGTTGTTGGACGACCGCGACCCGCCGCTGATCGTACCGACCTACTCAGTGACGTGGCCGTGGGCTAGGCCGCAGCTTGATGCGGTGACGGTGACGCTGGTGGCCGGCTACGGAACGGCCGGCTCTGATGTGCCCGAAAAGATCCTGCACGCGATCAAGTTCATGGTCGCCGAATTGTTCCGCAACCGTGAGGCCACCAATGCACAGCTTCTGACGGTGCCGGTCCGCAACCTCCTGGACGCCTGCCGGGGAGGTCGCCTGCCATGACCGCAGCCGTAGCACTCGATGCAGGTCGACTGACCGAGCGGGTCACGATCCAGGCACGCAAGGCGGGCCGGGACGGAACTGGGGCGCGGACCGCCGAGTCGTGGGTAGACATCACGACCGACCCGACGTGGGCTGAGGTCCTGCCGCTGGCCGGGCGAGAGGGCTGGACGGCCCGCCAGGTCGATGCGGAGATCACGCATCGGGTGGTGATGCGGTATCGCTCGGGCGTGACCTCCAAGCACCGGATCAAGTGGGGCTCGGTCTATTTGAACATCAAGGGCCCGCCGCGAAACGTGGGCAACGCGAACGTGATGCTGGAGATGGATTGCGTGGAGACGGAGGACTGAGGACTGATGGCCGGCGAAATCACCCTGATCGGCGACAAGGAGCTGATGGCGAAGTTCGCCACGCTGCCGGACAAGCTCCAGCGCAAAGCGCTGCGCCGCGGAGTGAGCAAAGCGGCCAGGGGCACCACCAAGGCCGTCAAGGCCGAGGCGCCTTTCGAAACGAAGGCCATGGCCAAAGCGGTCGGCTACCGGATCCACACCTTTCGGGACAAGTCCGGGGTCGGCGCGGTGATCGGTGTCAAAAAAGACGCCAAGGGAAAGCCCGCTCGGTTCAAGCGGGGCGTGGTCCGGGCCCGCCGCGGCGGCTTTCGGTTGGCGCGCAAGGGCGAGGCGGCCACCGCCTATCGTAATCCGAAAAACTACTGGCATTTGGTGATCCTCGGCACAAAGCACAGCCGAGCTAACAACTTTCCTTTGCGGGCTGCGCAGCGAACCCGCGGCGAGTCGATTCGGATCGTGGCCGGCGAGTGCCGCCAGCAGCTTGAAACGGAGGCTGTCAAGCGATGACCACCCTGGCCGATGCACTCCAGCTCTACCTGTCCGGCCAGCCGAGCCTCGGCGCGGCCGGCGCGCGGGTGCTGCAAGACACGCTCGACCAGGACACGCCGCTGCCGGCCGTCCTGATACGCGCCCCGGACGAGACCGGGGGACACCATCAGACGGCCGCCGATGGCCTGGTCGAGGCCCGCATTCAGGTGGATGCGTGGGCGGCAACCAAGACGGACGCGGCGCGATTGCAAAACGAGCTGCGCAAGCTGCTCGATGGCAAGCCGCGCGGCACGCTCGGCGGTAGCGGTCAGACGATCGAGATCGAGGGAATTCACGTGGAAAATCGCTATCTGCATGACCACGCCGGCGACGAGGCCAGCGATTCAAACGATTTTCAGGCGATCCTGGAATTGACCATCTGGTATCGCGAGAGCGTGCCGGACCTGTAACACGGAGGCAAACATGGCCAACTACATCGCCACCGGAATCACCGTTTCGTTCGGCACGCTTTCGGGCGAGATCCTCGACGTTGACCGCGCCAATGATGAGGTCGAGGCGCAGGACGTGACGCACCAGACCAGCAGCAACGAATGGCGCGAACATTCGGCCACAAACGCACTGAAGCAGGCTGGCGCCTTTACTCTGCTGGCTCACTGGGGAGGCACCATCCCCGCCGTCGGCACGACGGACACGATCACCGTCACGATGCCGGATGGCGGGAGCGAGTCCGCCACGGCGATCCTCCAGAGCGCCGGCGGATTCTCTGGCAAACTCGGCCAGAAGATCACGACCGAGATGACGTTCCTGAACACCGGCGCACCGACGCACGCTTAACGACAGACCAACCACACACGGAGGCCCCTACCATGGCCGATACATTCACCGCGAGCGTCAAGCTCCAGACGCAAGTACAGCAGACCTTCGACACGACGGCCGGGCCGGCAGCCGGCACGCCGAAGGTGACGCACGGCAATTGGGACTTTGCCCACAATCTCAGTTCCACGAGCACACCGCCATTCTCCAAGCACGCGGCGTTCCAGAAGGCGCTTGCCGCCGGGGCCGGCACGATCGACTTGACCAGCCTGACTGGTTTCAACGGCGAAGCAGTCAACGGTACGGGCCTCAAGGTGCAAGTGCTCAAGCTCCGCAACCCGTCAACCAACGGCAACAGCATTTCGATCACGCCGGCGGCCATAAGCGGCTACGATATGCTCGGTTCCGATTTCAAGCTGACGCTCGAACCGGGCGACGAGGCGATTCTCTTCATGTACGATACGGCGCCGGACATCGACGCCACGAACAAGGAGCTGACGCTGGCCGGCACGGGCACCCAGGCCCTGGACGTTGAGATCCTGATGGGATGATGGCTCATGCGGTTTTTCGTGACCGGAACACCACGATCGGCGACGCGCTACACGTCGCTTCTGTTGGACAAGCTGGGCTTGCCCTGCACCCATGAAGCGGTGGCCAAACCGCTCGCTACATGGATCGACGTGCTCCGCTGGTACGAGGAGGCCCGGCACGGCGAATCGTCCTGGATGGCCTGGACCGTGTTGCCGTCGCTGCCTCGCCCTGTCCCAGTTCTGCACACCGTGCGTGATCCATGGCGGGTGATCGATTCGCTGTGCACGCGCAATGCCATCCTCATCCGCGAGGGTCTCGACTCCGAGCAGGCCCGTATTCGCGAGGTGATCCGGGCCTACGCCCCCGAAGTCTGGCAATGGCCGAAGCGGATCGATCGGGCCGCCTGCCTGGTGATTGCCTGGAACCGGCTGATCGAGGAGCGGTGTCCACATCGGTTTGCGTTTCGTGTGGATCGTCTTGACGTGCTGACGATGCGCCGGTTGCTCCGCCACCTCGGCGTGGAACGATCCGACGCGGAAATTGAAACGGCCTTGGCAGCCGTGCCCACCAACGTCAACGGCGGCTACACCGTTACGCGGGAACACGATGCTGATGATCCGCTGGGCGCGGAGTTGCTGCGTCGGTTTGCGACGCAGCCCAACACGCGGGTGATGAGCGTCGTCCGTGTGCCGGGTGATCCCAAGCGCCAGACGCCCGAAGAGATCGCTGCCCGGCTTGATCCGCGATTGCTGGAGGAGGTGAACCGCTGGGCGGCGCATTGGAATTACGCGACCGTTGAAACCCCTGCACCAATCGGAGGATGAACCTTGCCCGCAGAACAGATCAACCCGGCCGATGATCCGCGGAAGCAGCAGGCGGAGCCGGAGCAACGCGAAGAGGATTATGGTCCGGAGTTGGACGCCGAGACGATTCTCGGCGTCGACGACCGGCCGATGGAAAAGGTGGCCGTGCCCGAATGGGGCGGCCACGTGTACGTAATGAGCATTAGTGGGTTCGACCGAGACCAATTCGACCGGTACATGGCTCGGCACGTGGACCCCGAAAGCCAGGAGATCGTCGGCTGCAACTGGCGCGCGGCCCTATTGGCCCGGTGCCTGTGCAACTCGCAGGAACAACTGCTGTTCAGCGAGCAGCAGATCGAGCAGCTCGGCAACAAGAGCGGAGCCGTGCTGGACCGGCTGTTCACGGTCGCGCGGCGACTGAACCGAATGGACCAGCGCGACATTGACGAGATCAAAAAAAAATTCGCCGGCGGCCCGCCTGGCTCCTCGCAGCCCGACTCTGCCGGGACCTCGGAGGCTGGCGACACCCCGAAGAGTGTCTCCGAGAGCTGAGCAGCCGCGAGCTGGCCGAGTGGCAGGCGTATTACGAGCTGGAGACGGTGGGCGACGAATTGGCATGGAAGCTCAACGGCCACCTAGTCGCGACGCTCCACAACACGGCGGCCTTCAGCCGGCCGAGGCAGCCGCTGGAGGCCGATGACTGTCTCTGGCGGGAGAAGCCGCCAGAGAAAGAGATCCACCAGGCCGCACGGCGGCCGGGTCACGTGGCCCGCGTAGTGCAAAAACTGGCGACGATCTTTCCCGGATTGAAACGGTACGGATAACATGGCCACCATCGCAAGCCTTGTCGTGAGCGTTTCGGCGAACACGGCGAAGTTCAGCAAGGACATGAAGGGTGCGCAGAAGAGCGTGGGCGGCTTCCGGGAGTCTACGATCAGTGCCAGCCGCGGGCTGAATCTTCTCAAGGGTGCGCTTGCGGGCATTGCGGCCGGCATGGTGCTGCGATCGCTCATTCGCGAATTTAACGAGATGCGCCAGGCTATGGATGACACCATGAAGTCCGCGCGCCTGCTGGGAATCACCTTTTCGGAACTGAAGCAGTTTCAACTGTTCGCGGACTTGACCGGCCTGGGGCGCGACAAAGTCGGAGCCGCCTTGAGCACGTTTGCCAAGCGCTTGGGCGAAGCGGCCCGGGGCGGAGGGGCGGCTGCACCGGCACTGAAGGAATTGGGGCTGGACGCCAAGGATCTGGTTGACCTGCCCTTGCCCGAGGCACTGGAGCGGATTGCCGCGGAATTTGTACACGTCGAGAGGGATGCACGCCGTGCCGCGATTGCCGCCAACCTGTTCAGCAAAGCCAACGTGAAGATGGCCCTGGTATTGGCTGAAGGCCGCGACAAGCTCCGCGAGCTGCGCGAGGAAGCGAAGGGCGGCTTGAGCAACGAGGCCGTGGCCAACGTGGAATGGGTCAACGACACCTACACGCAGGCCGGGTTCACGTGGGAGGCTTTCAAGGAAAAGGTAACCGCCAGCAACGCCGCCATGCAACGGTGGGCTTTCGGGTTGGTTTTCGGCAAGGAAAAAGTTGACGCGGCGATTGCGGCGTCGACGCAGTACAAGGACACGCTCGCCGCACAGACGGCCGCGCTGGAGGCCGCGGCGGCGGCCGAGCTGAAGCGAGCCGAAACGCTCGACAAGCTCAAGGAAGCGGCATGGAGCCAGGGACGCGTCCTGGCCGAATCGATCCAGCGCCAGATGGAGCTGCTCGGCGGTGCCGATCCCCTGGATCTCCAGCTGCGCGACGCCTTGCAGGCCGCCAGGCCGGTCTTGCCGCTGCACGAGTTCGTGCAGTATCGCTCCGAGCTGGAGGCCCTGGTTGAGCAGCTCAAGCAGGCCCGCGACGCCCAGGAGAAGGTCAACGAGCGGCTGGGCGAGGCGAAGCGCCGCGGCGAAGAGGCGTTCCGGGCCCAACAGCAGCAGCGCGAAGAGGCCGCGCGCCGCGGCCAGGCCCTGACCGAATCGCTCTTCACGCCCGGCGAGCGGTTCCTTGGGGAGATCGCCGATATCGAGCGACTGATGAAGGTCAACGCCATTTCCACGGGCGTCGGCTTCCTCGCCCAGCAGCGCGCGGCCAGCAGATACCTCGATCGCGAGCCGACG